ATACTATAGTCTACTATTTATACCGTATACTTTATTATAATTATTCTTTAGATGCTGTAGAAATAAAAGAACAGTTTCTATAGTGCTTTAGAAACTAATTTAGACAATAGTTGTCGTAGATAGAACATTTATTTGAGGGGACATAATGACAAAGGGTTCAATGTCTCAGCTTTAACGAGTGCCAAGAATAGGCAGTATCAGCTTCATAATTAGCACTCTATCAATAGTTTCAATAGAATAGAGAGATAGAAATAAGCAATATAATGCAGATTTAGCAGTACAAACAGTAGTGAGTTTAGTAAACAACGCAATAGGTAGTGTTTAATCAACACAACTACACAACCCATAGAAGAGAGGACAATCACAATGAGCGATCAAATCATAGACAAGAAGAAATCAGATCTTACCAATTTACTCCGTGTTACAGATAACACAACCAAGTTGCTCACAGAAGGTGTGTTTCCAGGCGGTGCTTGCTTAGCCTTGGCCGAATCCCTGAATTGGATGCAAGCAATCAAGAAAGACATAGAGACACAGCTTAGCGCATTGAGCGGCGTTGCTGGTGTGGTTAAAGTCCCTGAAGTTGTCAGTTAAATTTAAAAATACCCACCAGCCACCAGTACCCATGTTACCTTTGGGGTGATAGAATTATATATAACCCTATCTCAGACATAGGTACCAAATTAGGTAATTTAGGCCAAACTGCTTCAAACTCAGTAAGTATAGCATAAATAGAGTATATTTGCAAATTGCAAATAATTGTTCGCTAATCGGAAATAACGTATGCAAGACCCCAATCCTAACGGTTACACCAACTACCAAGACTTCCTAGAATCACTGGGAAGGGCCCTAGAACGGTCAAGGTTGAACGTTACCCCCGCTTTTAAGGGAATGGTGCATAAGGTGATGAAGAAGCACTCTAAAGCCCTTAAAATGCTTGCTTTACCGAAAGAACATCGAGGGCCTTTGGAATGAGCACAATTACTCAAAATTATCAATCATTTACGTTTTTTGTAAATGGTATAAAGAATACAGCTAAAAAAGAGAGAAAGGGAAAGAAGAGAGGAAAAAAGAATGGATAAGCTAATTAAACTATTTAAAGCAGGATTTCCATACAAGATTGTTATAGCGTTAGCTACAATGGCCTGTATTGATCATTCAGTGGCTATGGGTTTTGCGGCTGTGGTGGGGATGGGCTTAATTATGGCTAAAGAATTTGCTACAGAATTGGCTCTTAGAAAAGAGGTTAAATTTACCTTGCCGGAAGAGACACGTAGAATGCTTCAGGATATTAGTGCCAGAGTTACTGCCCTTGAGTTCGGGGTGAAGCAAAGAGGGTTCTGAAGTGCTTAGTTTTGGTGCAATTATCGCAGCTAAAAACGTGCTGGCAATGAAAGATGCTACGACCGCGCTTTTTAATTACGAGATCCATGAACGCCCGTCTTGGTTCCATAAAAAGATTCTAACTTTGGCTAAGGTTTGGGTAGCAAATTGGGGCTTAAAACAGTTCAGGGATTTGCAGGAAGAGGTTAAGCCTGGAAACATCAATTTGGGACTCAACGACTGTACGACGTCTTTATTTGCTGTGCTGTATTTGGCTAACGAACAGAACAACGTAAGTATGGAGAAATTGAGACTCAGTACCGGACATGAAGTGTTCGCTTCACTGAGTCATCTAGAACTAGAATTTGAAAAATTAAAGAAGCAGCAAGCCGGTATAGTATCAGATACGAAGTACGAGGGTAAGTAAATGGGTGATCCAATTGGAAAGGCGTGGGAGAAGGGCTTCAACCCACTGACGGGCCGTAAGCTTGGAAACCCAGCCTGGGTAAAAGGGAAGTCTGGTAACCCAGCAGGTAAGCCTAAGGGACTCCTAAACAAAGATAAGGTTAAGGATAGACTTAAAGAGAAGGGAAGAAGCCCCTTGGACCAATTGGTGCGATTAGCAGATAAACTAGAGCTTGCTGGTAAAGATGTGGATGCGGCAGAGATTTGGCTTAAGATTCAGGAATATGTGGAACCAAAGAAAAAGCCAGTAGAGACGGCACCAGAGAAGCCATTAACCCCAGAACAATCAAAAGAGAATGTAGAAGAGATGTTACAACTTCTAGAAGAGGCAGAAAATGGAGGATCAGAAGAGGTTAGCAGCGATACGGATGGCCTACACAGTGGGAAACCTGAAGTACAAGCTGAAACCAGTCCAGAAGATAATCCACAAGAACCTTCAGGAGAATAAGGACCTTCTATACGTCCTAAACTGTAGCCGTCGTTTAGGAAAAAGCACTACCTTAGCCCTATACGCCCTTGAAGTAGCCATTAAGACGCCAAAGATTCACATTCATTTTGCTTCACCTTTTCAAAATCAGGTTCAAGAGTATCTGTTACCAATTTTTAATCAGCTCCTTGAGGATTGTCCAGAAGACCTCCGTCCGTTATGGAGAAAGAATAAGTATGTTTTCAAAAATGGTAGCTTTATCAAGCTTTGTGGCTGCAATAATCGCCAGTATGACAATCTTCGTGGCAATAAGTCTGATCTTTTTATTATCGACGAAGCAAGAGATGTTGATGATCTTGAAACAGTTGTCCGGGATTTAGCTTTACCACAGCTTTTATCATCAAAGAATCCAAACAAGAAGATTATAATTGCTTCTACACCGCCCACAACGCCTGACCATCCGTTTAAAAAGTATGCGGAGAAAGCAAAGGCTGCTGGGGCCTATGACTACCACACGATCCATGAGGGTTGGTACTCAGAAAAAGATTTAGAGCCCTTTATACGCGAATCTGGGGGCATAGAATCAACAACCTGGAAGAGGGAGTATCTTGCTCTCTTTGTTACGGATGAAAGACTTCAGATTATCCCAGAGTGGGATAGCAAATTTATACAAGAAGTTCCTAAAGACGACTATTTTAAGTTCTATTCCATAGTTGAGGGAATGGATATTGGTTATAGGGACATGACGGCTTGGGTTGGGGGTTATTATAACTTCCGAGAAGCCAAAACCATAATTGAGTATGAGTATTCAATTAGAGAGAACGATTTTACGACGGAGACATTGGCTAAGGATATACTAGCCATCGAGAACAGCGAGTATACAAAGTTGAACCAAACCCGCATTAGACGGATTTCAGATAATAACAACTTAAACTTACTCGCAGACCTCAGCCGCTTACATAAATTAGCCTTTGTCCCTGTTGTAAAAAACAAAGAGCGGCAAGGCAAAGAGTGGATGGTAAACCAGGCAAGAGAAGCATTTAAAGCTGGAAAGATTGTCATCCACCCCAGATGTAAGAAGCTTATTGCTTCTCTCGAGTTCGGAATTTGGAAAGACGGCCACTCTGAGTTTGCAAGATCAGAAGATTTAGGCCATTACGATTTTTTAGATGCTTTGATTTATTTAATTGCCGGTTTGATACCGGCTATCAGGAATGTAAACCCCATTCCACCATTGTATCAGCTGGACTTAGCCAATACAATGTTTCCTAACAACCAGATACCGAGAAATAGCACTAATACGCAGGATGACGTAATTAGAAAAATGTTTAGAGGATTTTAAGATGCCTGAAAACCACCAGTTTGATTCATATTGGGCCAAATCAGAACCACTACAGCTTACGTCAGAGCTGATGGAGAAGATTAGTCTATTTGACCGGCATATTGATATGTCTGGCCGCTGGATCAATGCCCGCGACCTGTATTATAACTACTATCTCGTAAATGAATCTAACTACACTTTCCCTAACTATGGTGCAGATGGGTTTAAAAGACTTAACATAAACCACTTCCGCGCTATTCTCAAGCATATGCTCTCATTGGTTACCGCCCAACGCGCCGCCCCAGAACCAATTGCTACAAACTCAGACTATAAATCTCAGGCCCAAACCAGCTTTTGTAAAAATATCCTCCGGTACGTAGAGAAAGAAAAGAAATTAGAAAAGATTTATGAGAACGCCACTGAGGCTGCCATTGTTCTAGGCTCAGCCTATGTATCCCGTGAGTGGGATGCTACACTCGGCGAAGTATACAACGTAGACCCAGCTACCGGTGCCCCAATGCACAAGGGTGACTTTGTAGTTTCTATGCACCATTGGATTGATGTAATTTTTGATTATGCCCTTGGCTCATATGATGACTCAGAATGGACTATTATCCGTAAGTATGTAAACCGTTGGGATCTTATCGCCCGTTTCCCTGCTCAAGCCGACCAAATCAAGTCCATGTCAATTACACCAGAGACAAAGAGACACAGACTCGGCCACATTCTCAACGAACAGAATGATGATCTTATTCCATTGTACACTTTTTACCACAAGAAATCTGCGGCACTCCCAGATGGAAGAGCAACCCTATTTTTAGATGAAAATATCTGTCTGTTTGATGGCGCGTTGCCATATAAAAGAATCCCACTTGGAAGAATAGCGGCAGATGACCAATTCAATACCCCATTTTCCTATTCAGTTTCGATGGATTTGTTACCAGTTCAAAAGGTATACAACGCTCTTTGCTCTGTTGTTTGTACTAATCAAGCAGCCTTCGGTGTTCAGAACGTCCTGCTTCCCCGTGAAGCAAACGTTAGCTTAGCTCAGCTCAGTGAGGGTCTTAATGCTATTTATTATGACCCAGCGATGACGCAAGGCGCTAAACCAGAGGCCCTAAATCTTTTAAGCAATAAACAAGAAGTTTTTAATTGGATTGAGTATCTTGAAAAGAAGATGGCCTCAATCTCCGGTATTAATGACACCATCCAAGGCAACCCAACAGCCAATCTGAAGTCCGGTACCGCGCTGGCCTTCGTTGCCTCACAGGCCCTTACGTTCTTAAGCCCCCTTTCTCGTTCATACAACTCTCTTTTAGAGGATACATGGACTGGAATCATTGATATTTTAAAAGAATTTGCAACAACCCCACGCTTGGTGTTGATTTCTGGCCTCAGCAATCGGTCGCAGGCAAAAGAGTTCACAAACTCTGATATAGCCGATATTGACCGAGTAATTGTTGAGGCCGCTAATCCCTTGACGCAGACCTTAGCTGGACGTATCCAAATAGCTCAGGATTTGATTCAAGCCGGTTTATTAAATAAAGAAGAGTACATTACTGTTGTAACAACAGGACAATTAGAGCCCCTGTATGCGTATGAGAAGTCAGAATTACTTACCATCAAAAGGGAAAACGAGGATTTACAAGATGGGAAAAAGGCTATTGCTCTTACTACAGATAATCATCCACTTCATATTAGAGAGCATCTCACTTTGCTTAGTGATCCTGCTGTCCGTAATGATCCTAATAATCCAGTTGTGGTAAATACTCTTGCACATATTATGCAAGATCATATCCCGATGTGGCAGAATTTGACACAAAATAATCCCGTGTTGTTGGCGGTGCAGAATATTCCTCCGTGCCCAATGCCTCCGCAGCCACCACAACCAGAGCAACCAAAGATAAGTCAAAGTATTTCATATAAAGATCTGCCCCCAGAAGGCCGCATTCAAATGGCTGCAAATGCCGGAATTCAATTGGGCCAGCCTACCGGGAATTCAGTAGAATCGCCAAATAGCCCAATTCCCGGTAACCCCGGACAAGCCACACCACCAGCAGCCCACGATGCCGTGCCTCAGGCCAGTGAAAACCCAACCGGCTCCAAGGTTGCCGGAGCCCCAAATTTACCGGGAGTTCTTAATGCCACTAACCAAGCCAGACAACAGGCTGGTGGTATACAAGACCCCAACGCCCCAAAGCTTCCACAAGGCTCCCCAGCTGTCACACAGGAAGCCTACGCCAAACTACACGCAGCAATGCCGCAACAACCACCTTTACGATAATTAGGAGAACATATGAGTAATTTGATTACAGGGGACTTCCCAGTATCCACCTACCGAAATTTAAACATGAGCACTACGGGTGCTGTTGTTAAAGCCGCTAAAGCACAGATTTTTTCTATTTCAGTGTATAACAATGCCACAGCCGTCCGTTTTTTGAAGCTGTACGACAAGGCCACAGCCGCAACAGCCAGTGACACACCAATCATGACAATTGGTCTTACACAGAGCGCCCTCAATAACATATCAGTTGGGCAGGGAATTGAGTTTTTAAACGGTATAAGTGTCCGTGCGACAACCCTAGTCGCAGATAACGATGCTACCGCACCAGCAACAAACGATGTTGTATTAAACATCGGATACCTCTAAATTAAGAAGGAATAATTACAATGGCAACTTTAATAAAAGAAATTTCAGATACAGATAGCGTCATAATGTTTACACCTGATGCTTTAATTCCAGAAGAGAACGGAGTTATTAAAATAGATTCCGAGATTATAACTTATACTAATATTTATATGGGAACAATGTATGGTTGTACCCGTGGAGCCCAAAGCACAGTAGCAGCGTCTCACTCTGCTGGGTCTTCTATTTCATTGGTGGATTTTTTTAGCGCCCCAGCTGGTGGTAGCGTAACATACCCTCTTTTAGCCCCTGCTGGAAGCGCCGCTGCTGCGTCCTATGCTTTTTCAGATCAAGTTGATATGGGATTGTTCAACAATAATGGTGGCAGCCCATTAGGTGGGCTCGCTCTCGCAGTAGACAGCACCCATCAATTGCTCATTAATGGGAGTGGCGGTGCCTCTATTCGCGTAACCCCAGCAAATGACGGTCAATTATCATTGGAATCCTATGATTCTATGACCCTGCAATCTGGTCTTGTTGTTGGTGGTGCTGGTCTTCAGCTTATTACAAGTCCAAATGCTTTTGGTGTGGACTTATATGCAGAGAACTGTGAATTAGTATTTAACGATGTAACACACGCGATGAGATTTTTAGTTGATTCTGTTGAAAGTGCTAAAATTGACGCAAGCGCAGTTGCGGGGGATACCCGTTTTATGCTTTACGACGTTGATACGGCAACCTTACAGCGGGTTAGTGTCGGTGTGGCAGATTCCGGTGGTGTTGGATATAAGGTTCTCAGAATTCCTAACTAATTTTTAGTCACACACCTATTCCACATTAGTAACAAGGGGGAAAGGTGATAGGAGAATCAAGATGGATAATGTAAACGTTCCAGCCACACCAGCAGTTAATGCAGTACCAGCAGTTAATGCAGATGTTAAGACACCAGTAGACTCGAAAGCCACACCAACAGCCCCAGTAGATGCAAAAAAGGTTACTAAAGCGGAAGCCGAAGTAATCCGTAAGATCAAGATTGGAGACACAGAGTACGATGAAACTACTCTTAAATCTTTAATTGAAAAATCAAGCGGTGCAGATAAGAAATTCTTAGAAGCAGCTAAGCAGCGTAAAGAGGCAGTTAAGTTTTTTAAGCTTGCTAAAGAGAATCCTAAAGAATTCTTACGTAAAACTGGAGTAGATCCGAATAAGTTTGCGTACGACGAAGTTGCTGAAGATATCAAGAATAAGATGAGAGATCCACGAGAGGTGGAACTTGAGGCAGCCCAAAAGCGACTGAAAGAGTTTGAAGCCAAAGAGGCAGATGCCAAAGCTAGGAAGCAAGCAGAGAAGGAAGAGCAGCAAGCCAGGGCTTTTGAACAAAAGCTACACGCAGAGATGATTGAGGCATTAGAAGAAACCCCTACGTTACCAAAGAACGGGTTTACAGTGGCCAAGATCGCTAAGTATATCGAGACTGTGTACAACAAGACCGGCACAATGCTTTCACCCAAAGATGTTGTGAAAGTTATTGAACGGGACATTCAGTCGGAGATGAAAGGTATTCTTAGTGGTGCCGATGCTCAAAAGATTATTGCCCTAATTGGTGAAGAAGGGATGGCAGCTATCAGGGCTTACGATGTTATGAAGCTGAAAGATCCTTTGAAAAATGGTAACCCAATTACCGGCCAAGCGAAGCCAGAAGAGAGAAAGAGAGTACGTTCTAATGACTTCTGGAAAGATATAGACAAAGCCGCAAAGCAAGAACGAGGTGAGTATTATGGACGTTAAGAAGCGCCTCATTCCCAAGATTGCTTATCAGTTTGAAGAGAAGAGCGGTGGGTTTCAACTGTACAAGATTACGTTTAACGATGATTACACAGAGTTTGAACGTGAGAAAGTAGAAGACCCAGATGCGTGGAATCAAACAATGAGTTATTTAGAAGCAGAGCTTAGTAAGCAGTTCATGTAAGATATTAAACAGTTCTAAGTGGTTCTCTGTAAAAGAACTACACAATTTAAAGTCCTCCTACCCTTAATTGGATGGCGGCAGCCTAACAAGGCGGAAATAAAGATGCAAAGAATTAATAATAAAAGTTAAAAGAGAATGTAACCGTAAGATCCATTTACCCTCTTAATAATAAACAATTAATTCCAGTAGTAGAAGTAAAAATTTAAAAAATCTATAGGAGCCTAAAATGGCCGCTACAATCCCATCGTCTATTATCGGAGACTTTAAAGAACGATACAATACAAAAGGTATTCAAGATGCGATTCCTGAATCCCGCGTAATTCTCAAAAATGTAGAGTTTGACAAAGCTACCCTTGTCGGTAATGCTTTCCATACTCCAGTTATTCTGTCTGACGAAGCTGGTTTTACCTATGCCGCGAATAACGCCGGTAACTACGCTTTGAACGGTCCCATCAGCTTGAATGTGCCTGATGCTCAAGTCCGTCCTTCTCAAATCACCCTCGTGTCTCAAATCTCGTATGATGCTCTGTCCCAATCCTTGGGATCAGGCGCAGCTTTCTTGTCTGCGACGAAGCTCATCACGAAGCGCATGATTGATTCCATGTCTAAACGTGTGGAATTGGCTGCGATTTACGGTGGAGTTGGACTCGGAACCACAGCATTAACTGGTTCTTCAAGCGTCAATGCCACAACCGAAATCGTTGCTTTCACGCAACAATCTTGGTCAGATGGTATCTGGGCTGGTACAGTAAATAACCAAGTTCAGTTCTACAACAGCGTTACGCTCGTTAGCTCAGGCGCAGACTCTGTGTTCACAATCTCTGCTGTTAATCCTACTCTCCGCACCTTGACAGTTACTGGTTCAGCGACCGGTATCACTGCTCTCCATGCGTTGGTTGTGACCGTGCCTACGGCCCTCACAATCTATTTCAATTCCGCCTTCGGAAACGAAATGACAGGTATTGACAAAATTCTTACCAACACTGGTACTCTCTTCAATATCAGTGCTGCGACATACGACTTATGGAAATCAAACGTGATTGACAATGCGGCTGGCAAGCTTACTTTCCTTGCTCTCCAAAATGCGGTTGCGGTTGCCGTAGGTCGTGGTCTTGATACGACAGTTGACGTGGTTATCAACCCCAAAGTGTGGGCCAACCTCGTTACTTCGCAATCAGGTGCGCGTCGGTTCGATAGCTCATACAAAAAGAGCTTAATGGAAAACGGAGCTGAAAAGCTTACGTTCTATTCTCAAAATGGTACGATGAATATCACTCCTTCTCTGTATGTGAAGGAAGGGGATGCTTTCATTCTTCCTTTTGAAACCTACCAACGAATTGGGTCTATGGACATTGAGTTCATGCCCCAAGTGATGGGTTCTGATGAATTCTTCCAATACGTTCCTGGCTTCAACGCCTATGAACTGCGTCTTTGGACGAACCAACAGATCTTCTGCACATTGCCAGCTCGCAGTGCGAAAATCTACAATATCAGCTTAACGTAATAGCTAACCACTTCTAGGTTAAAGAAAACTAACAGTCCTGGAGTTTACAACCTATTTAATTAGGTCTTTCAAGGGATTTCTTTTTTAAGGAGCCACACTATGGCAGTTCTCACAATCACAATGACCGTACCTGACTCTCATGCTACCATGCTTGAAGTACTTGGAATGAATGCAACGCAAGTTGATCCATTCGCGCTTCAGAACCTGATGGCAACGATTGCTGATGGTACACAAATTGCTACAACCGTTGTGGATCTTGATGGTTCACCAGTTGTTACGATTCCGAAATAAAAAGGTTCGGGGTTTCCCTGTTACTTAAAACCCCACTCTTTTACCAAAATTTATAAGTATAGGAATAACCTATGAGTTCGATTGTTACTTTTAACGGCGTCAATTATACAGTTCCCGCTACCGGTGATACTGGTTGGGGAAATAATGTTAGCTCCTATCTTATTGCTATTGCTTCTGGGGCGCTACAGAAGACTGGTGGTTCTTTTCTACTCTCCGCTGAGACAGACTTTGGCGCTGCCTTTGGATTAAAATCTCTTTATTATAAGTCTCGTAGTGCTAATATTTCTTCTGTTGGTATCCTTCGTTTAGCAAATAACAGTGATTCTATTTCTTGGAGAAACGCAGCAAATAGCGCTGATTTATCACTTCTTGTTAATGCATCTAATCAACTAACTTTTAATGGTGCTGTTGTTCCAGATGACGCTAATGTGGTTCATATTTCTGGTAGTCAAACAATTACAGGACAGAAAACTTTTAGTTTGCCTATTTTAGAATCAAACGGCACCGTATCTCTCCCTAGTTACTCATTTTCAGCTAACCCAGCCACTGGTATGTACCAAGTTGCTGGTAATGATATCGGTTTTTCTATTTCAGGAACACTATCAGCCAGACTAAATTCTTCTGGAAATTGGTCTGTCTCAGATGGTCTACAAACTGCCCCCTCCCTTTCCTTTATCAGCGATCCTGATACCGGTATTTATCATATCGGCGATAATAACATCGGTATAGCTACAAATGGCACTAAAGTATTGGATATTACGACAAATAAGCTTGGTATAAACACTACACCAGTAAAGGTGCTTGATGTGCGCGGGGCAACAGATGGGCTTGTTCTT